AACTGCTGGCGATAGACGCGCCACGCGGCCACCTGCTCCGGCGTCAGCGTCACATCGGGCAACTGCGTCCAGTCACAGGCAAAGAGCTTCTGGTCCCGCTGATAACGGAGAGTACGCAGCGCGTTCTGCTTCGCCTGTTCCATTTCCTCGGGCGTGAACGGCGTGTTCACCCATGTGTTCGTGTACGCATCCTTCGCCGCGTCCCAGACAATCGGGCCGTCGTTCGTGTGCTCGAACTGGACTGGCGCTGGCTGCTCCGTGTACTTGAACACGGCATACCCGAAGTCCACCAAGAACGAGTTGTCGGGCAGATCGGGGAAGCTGGTCTGCGGGAAGATGAGGCGGAAGTTGCTGTAGGTCAGCGGGTGGTTGACCGGCTGGCCGTTCTCCACCTTGATGACGAGCAGGTCGCTATCAGAAATCGTGAGTCCCATGTTGTTCTCAGTTAGACGTTTGCGGCGTTGGACGGATAGCTACGGCCAGAACCCCAGATGATGCGGACAGCGCCAACGGCACCATTGCCTCCACTGGAGGTACAGTAGCCGCCTGTTGAATCATCATAAAAAGCACCACCGTTTCCCCCTCCTCCGCCATATGCTCCGCCATTTCCGCCTTTATTTGCCGTTATGTTCGTCGTACTTGCGGTTGGCCCTGAACCGGCTGACCCCTGTGACCCAGACGATCCACCGCCTCCACCAGACGGAGTAGTGCCGCTGCCACCGGCAAAGCCATTAGACCCTGTGCCGAGGATGCCAACGCCACCGCCACCGGCTCCTCCAGCGCGTAACTGGTCAAATGGATCTGGAGTGTCTGATTGAAAGGAAGCGTACCCACCGCCGCCTCCGCCTCCGCCGCTTCCGCTAGTTGCAGCGTAGAAACCTCCAGATGACCCACCTACTCCGCCATCTCCAGAGTATCCACCGGCTCCAGAACCACCACTGCCCTCGCTTGCACTGCCAGCTTGGTCTTGTCCGCCGGTTCCGCCAGTGCCAGTATTTCCTGCTGCCTCAGCATTGCCAGCCGCAGCAACGAGCGTGGTCGCGCTTCGCTTGAGAGACGAACCTCCCCCACCAGTACCTACGTCTCCTCCACCACCAACCAACCCAGCGCCTCCTGTACCACCAGCGCCAACAACCACAGTCAGCGACTCTCCCGACGTAACGCTGATGCTATTGACGTAGCGCAAATTCCCGCCGAATCCCGGAGAAGAACTAGTCCCACCAGCGGTTCCTCCACCACCTCCACCAACACACACGGCGCAAATCTCTGTCACCCCAGACGGCACCGTAAACGTGTACGTCCCCGCCGTCGTATAGGCTTGCTGCCCTTGCGTGGCCTTCGGTGTTGCCGCCATCCTCAGTCGATCTGCGAGCATAATCAGGTCACGAAGTTTTGTGCCGCCGTCATGGCGTACCATGTCGTGCCAGCATCGTTGGTGTAGAACACAAACACGTCACTGCGCGAGTTCGTCGAGGTCAACGTCGGCGCGGTGCCTCCCGGCCACTTGACCGCCGTAGGCCATGTCACCGTTCGCGCCGTGCCGTCTGCGTTGAAGATCAACGTGAAGCTACAGGCGTTGCCGGTGCCAGCCGGATTGCTAATCGTCAGCGTCGAGATGTTCGCATTGCGCGTCACACGGAACACGTTGCCGTTTTCCAAGTTCAGCGTCAGCGTGTTGCTGCTAATCGCTGGCGTGGTGTACGTCTCGGCGTAGTCCGTGAAGCGCGGACGGCTGATGACGTTATCCGCCATCGACACCGTACCGCCCAGCGTCAGCGACGACAGGGTGCCCACGCTGGTGAGCGACGAGCCAGTGACGTTGCTGGGGAGCGTGGTGCCCGTGGTCAGCTTGGCGACATCTAGCCCCGTGGCGATATAGGCATTGCCGATAGCGGTGCCCTGCCACACGCCAGTGGCAATCGTGCCGACGCTGGTCAGCGAGGACGCCGTAACACCAGACGCCAGTGTCGTACCAGTCAACGTGCCAGCGGCGGCGGTGACAGTAATGTCCGCGCTGCCATTGAAAGCGACGCCGTTAATGTTGCGCGATGTCTGGAGCGTGGCAGCCGTTGAAGCGTTCCCAGACAACGCCGCCGTGATCGTCCCTGCGCTGAAGTTCCCGCTGCTGTCTCGCGCCACCACCTTGCTGGCCGTGTTGGCATCCGTGGCATCCACGGCAAACGTGACGGCAGCGCTGCCATTGAACGAGCCACCAGTGAGGAAGCTGCCAGCGGTCAGGCTGTTCGTCGTGGTCCCACCACCACCAGAGATGGTCGTCCACGACAGGGTGCCGCTCCCGTTCGTGGTTAGTACCTGCCCGTTCGACCCACCGCTGGACGGCCATGTGTATGCCACCGTGTTCAAGGTCGTCGTGCCGCTGACCGCCAGTGTCGAGAGCGTCCCCACGCTCGTCAGGCTGGACGCGGTGACACCAGACGCCAGTGTGCTGCCCGTCAGCGTTCCCGCTGCTGCGGTCACGGTGATGTCAGCCGTGCCGTTGAAGCTGGTGCCGTTAATCGCGCGAGCCGTCTGGAGCGCCGTGGCGGTTGCCGCGTTCCCCGTCGTGCTGCCGCTTGATCCTGTCACACTCCCCGTGATCGGGTTGGTGACGGTGAGGTTGGCAAGCGTCCCGACACTCGTCAGCGAGGACGCCGTCACGCCAGAAGCCAACGTGGACCCTGTCAGCGTTCCCGCATCTGCCGTGACGGTGATGTTGGCGGTGCCGTCAAAGCTAACGCCGTTGATGGTTCGCGCCGTGGCCAGTGCCGTTGCCGTGCTGGCGTTGCCTGTCACGTTGCCAACCACGCCGCCCGTTGCGGTGATAGCATTGGTGACAGCCAGCGTCCCGGTAATCGACACGTTGCCAGCGATGGTGCCACCAGCCAGCGGCAGGTAGCTAACTTCCGCCCATGCCGATCCGGTGTCAAAGTACAGGCGCACCGATCCTGTGTCCGTGGTCAGCCACTTGCGCCCCAACTCTCCTGCGGCTGGGCGCGAAGCAGCGGCTGACGACTGGAGGTGAATCCCCGGATCAGAGTCGTGGTCGTTGTAGCCACTGCGCAGGGTGTTGTCATTCCCTCGCACCTGATTGGCGTCGATAGGGCTAGTCCCATTCACCGGAGAGGTGAACGAGGCAACGCTATGCTGTGCAACTGTTTGAGCCATCGTTATCTCCGTCCAAGCGCGAACGCTTCTAGCTGGAAGCGACTAAACACTGGCTGTGAAGTGCCAGAGTCGATGATCGTAATGTCGATGTAGTATCCGGTGCCGCCCATCGGAACGCGGTAGTTCACACTGCCAGCGCCACCCCATGTGCCAGTTCCCCATGTGGTGCCAACGCCTCCCCATGTCGAACTGTAGGTTGGTGGCAAGCTGTACGAACCAAAGGACTCTCCCGTGCTCCACTGCACACGGGTCTGGTCCGAGCCGTTGAGTTGCGCCGTGAGGTAGCCCCACCGCAATGACTTGGCTAGTGCATCATCGCCACAGTACAGGCGGTGCAACTGAACGCTCATGGCGTAGCGCGTCCCGCCGGTGCCATCTGATGCCACGTTGTCCGAGAACACGCCGGGAGCATCGCATACACTGACGTATCCAGAGGCATCGCCCCTGAGCGCAATGGGCAGGCCTGAGGAGTTCAGCCCCTCGAACAGATAGGTCGTGTCAGGCGAGGTGTAGCCCGTGTCCCACGGACCCGACCATGCGTTGAGGACGGTGTGGTACTGGTAGCAGCCAAAGTTGGGGATCGTGATCCACAACTCCTTGGTCGCCCGATTAATCAGGCAGTTGATCTTGTCGAAGTCCGTAGAGGACAACTGCCGGATAATCGGGAGAATCGGGTCAGGCTGCTGCGGCGTACCAATCGCGGCGACCTCCGCCTCGTTGCAGCGGTACAGTCCGCGCTCCGAGATGAAGTACGCCACGTTCTGGCTGGCCACGATGCTGTTCTTGGCAATCGTGCCAATGTCTGCCGTGACCGCCTGTGGGGCCACCGTCAAGTCGTCCTGTCCGTAGCCGGTCAGGCGTGAGATACCGCGCTTGTGGAAGATCAGCAGCGAGGTGTTAATCGACGCCAGCCCGACAATGGCTTCGTTGCCAAACGTGCGGATCACGATCTGTCCGCCGTCTGACGCGCCAACCCCCAACGTGTCACCGTTGTTGAGGTCGGAATAGAAGATGCTGTCTGGGAAGTCCGGGTCGCCGCAGGACCAGAGCCGCTCGTTGTACACGGCAATGGCCGCAGCGTCCGGGGTGCCAGCCAGATTCGTGGACAGCGTTGTGCCGCTCCACTTGTTCAGCGGTCCACCGTCTGCGATGTAGACCACATCGTTGCCACCCGCATCACGGAAGCTGGCAAAGTACGAGGTCGTGCCAGAGGCCAGCGTCCCGGTCTGTTCCGTCCATGTCCATGTGGTCGGATTGAACGCCGAGGTGAACAGCTTGCCATTGCACACGGCCAGCACGGACACCGTGCCGTCGTCCTTGGTCCATGTGTAACCGCCCGTGATGGGCTGCGCGGCGAGGGCGGCTGCCGTTCGACGCAGCCCTCCGCGCTTGCTGATAGCGCCGTAGTCCGTCAACCGCGCATTGACGGCGGTACGGACTTGGTTCTCCTGCAACGCCGCTTCGTCGGAGACGCTGTTCAGTCCGCCGTCGAAGCGCGGCTGGATGTCGAGGACGCGATCTCCTGCCGCCATTAGCCGCCGCTCCAGTCATACTTCTGGTCGGGGTACGCCATGCGCGTCGGGTTGATCGTGCGGCGGCGCAGATCGTCGAGCATCGACTGGCGCTCCTCGTTGGCCAGCGCCCGGAAGTTGTTGGCCGCGCTGACTTCCGCTCCGCCCTTGAGCAGCAGCTTGGCCGCTGCGCTGGCCGTCAGGATACCCTGATTGTTGTCCGGGAAGTCGATGGCGACATTGTCCGAGGACAGGTCGTTCAGCGCCGTGGGCTTGTAGTTCACAGCCACATACAGCGATGTGCCAGCGGCCACCGGCAGAATCTGCACGTTCGTCCCGACCAGATAGTACAGGCGCGGGTACGTCGGCAGGTAGTTCGTGGTGGTCGCCAACGGGACGTACTGGAACTGCGTCTCGTTGTACAGGACGTTGCCGTCGCTGACCGACAAGACGCGATAGAAGTTGCGCTGGCTATCACCGCTACCCGTGTTCAGGCTGTCGTACGAAATCTGCCCGTTGGCATCCGTCGTCAACTGAAGCTGCTGAAACGTGTAGTACGGCGCGGCGTTGAGGATGTTCGACCACTCCTCGTCATAGACCTGCGCGAGAATCGTTTGGATGAAGCTGTCTGTCCACCGCGTGGACCCGACCGCATCCATGTACTCGCGGGTCTGTTCAACCAACTGCGCTCGGGTCACGGTGGGCATAAGCGTATCCTATCGAACTTTAGGGGGACGGCCACGGCGCTTCGGCTGGGCGGTCGGATTTGGAGAATCCAGCACCTCGGCCATTGCTTCTTCCATTGCCTGTTGCACGGGCGCCACACTGTTGTACTGCCCCATGTCGCGCACCATGTTGCGGACCTCGTCTGCCGGATATTCCCGCATCGACTTTTCGAGGTAGGCTGGCGCTTCGTCCGGGGAGCAGTGCATCGGCAAGTAGCCGATAATGTCGATACTCCGATTGGGGTCAATCTCGTTGGACTGGATCATCGACCAGCGCCGGTCGTTCTCCGTCCAGCGCAAGCAGATCGCCCAGTGGGCATCCACGGAATCTACATAGCGAAGCTCAAGGCGGGGATGAACAAGCCGGAGCCGTCGCTGAATCTCGGACGACGGCTCCGGATGCCCCCGATGGTTTAGCACCACCGAATCAGTCATCAGCTCTGGACCAGCAGCTCGACGTTCACCACCAGATCGACCGCTGCCGTCGTCACCGTGTTGTTCGTGGTGACAACAAAGCGCACGGTGTCCCCCGTGTCCAGCAGCTTCTGCGCGTCGGTGAGCGTGGTGAGCAGCGTCACCGCCGTCCCCTCATGCGCGGTCAGCGCCTCAAGGTCGATGTTGTCCGTCAGCGCCACCGCTGCATCAGCGGATGCATCGTACTTCTGCAACACGCCAAGGATGGTGCCGCTGGTCGAAGCCGGGACCGTGCCAGCCGATACCACGGCGCGGTTGATGATCGACTTCGCCGGATGGCCACCAAAGTTGTACGTCGTGGTCGTGCTGTTGCCAATCGCCGCCGAACAGCGACCCACGAGCAGGTTCGGCATGACGCCAAACCGACCGGCCAGTGGGCTGAAATAATTGCCCATAAGAAACTCCTCAGGAAAGGGGTGACGGTGAGGGGCCGAAGCCCCCCACCGCTACAAGGATCAGACGACGTGCGAGAAGCGAGCCGTATCGGTGTACCCCACGATGCTGCCGTGCGCGTTACGCGCCAAGCAAGCAAGGTTGCCGTACCACGCATAGGTCGTCTCGAACGCATCGCGGCCCTGAATCCAACGCCACGGACCCGCGCCCTCGAACTCGACGAAGCCCCAATCCTTCGCATCCACCCACGCCAGCGACGGGATGTGGAGGAGATAGATGGTGCCAGCCGGGACGTAGTAGTCCGTAACCATCGGGATGCCGCACACCTGCAACGCCTTGTACCCACCCTTGATCGTGGTGTCGAAGCCGTTGGCGTCGAAGCGGCGCTGGGCCACGAACGACTGCATGAGCTTCTGGCCAAGGCCCGGGGTCGTCATAAGCAGGAACTCCTTCGGACGGAGCTGGGCGTCCTTGCCGGACACACCCGCGATCTTCTGGATCAGGACCCAGAGGTCGTCCTCGGTCGGCTGGTTGGCATCGGGCGTATCCGTACCCGCCGTCATCCGCACCGCGTTCCAGATCGGGTAGCTGCTGGCCGACACGTTGTGCAGCGAGGCGTAGCTGCCACCACGGTTGGTGATGTTGATCAGACCGTTCATGGCGCTGTTGAACGACGTATCGCTCGCGGTCGCCTTCACGATCTTGTCCGTCGCGGCCATGCCGCTGATCGCGGTGCCGAGGGTCAGCGTGGCGTTGTCGCCGCTGTTGCTGATCGCCGTGATCTGGGCGCGGCCAAGGACCGCATCCGACGACGACGTATCCAGCACGGCGATGTAGTCACCGACCGAGAGAAGCAGACCACCCTGACCCGCGCCGCTGACGCCGTAGGGCGACGAGACGATGATGGACGTGGTGGTCGAGGCGGTGCCGATCAGCGCCACCACGCCGTCCGCCTTGTTGTGCAGGGCCTGCTGCATGAGCAGGGTCGAGGCTTCCTTGATTTCTTCCATCGTCTTGGTGGCGATGGTCGTGAAAGCCGCGTCCTTGCTCTGAGTGCCGACAAACGCAAGGCCGTCGATCTGGCGCGTGGTGTACGCCCGGACGACGCCCACGTTGCCCTGCACTTCCGAGGCCGTGGTGTCAGGCGGGAAGTACCCGCTCTGCGAGAACGTGGAGCCGGACGGACGCCCAACGACCACGTCGAAGAACACGTTGTTGCCGCCCCAACGCATGTTGCGGGGGCCGCCAGCCTTGGCCTTCTGGAGCTGGGCGAGAAGCGGGGTGACAAGGTTCTGCACCTTCTCACGGTACTGGGAATAGACGTTCTTCAGGAGACCCGTCAGTTCCGCATCGGTAATCACGGTAGGTGAAGGCATAACACAAATCCTCTAGTTATCGAATGGAGGAAAGCACCGACGAAAGGGCGCTTTCTACGGCATCGTCTATGGAGACAATAGGCCGCGCTTTGGCCGGACGATCCGAGGTCGCCCCCGGCTGACCGACTGGCTTGAGCTTCTGGCCGACTACACGCTTGGCTTTCTGTGCTTCGATCTGAGCGCGTTCCAGTTCAGCCGACTTCTGTTCGGTTGGCTGGTTCCGGCGCAGATGAGCGGCTTGCGCCCACAGGGCCAAGTCCTCGACGATGTACTGCCGGATGGCGTCATAGCGTGACGGCGGAACATAGGGTACCCCATTGGGGGCCACTTCCGCGTGCGCTTTCATCGCCAGTTCCAAGCGAGCTTCTAGTTCTTCTCCGCTCAGGGTGGGCAGTGCCTGCTGAATCATTTGCAGGGCTGGCATCACTTCCTGTGCATAGAACTGCTCGCCGCTTGCACTAATAGTTTGCATCTGCTGTTCAATTTTCAAGTCAGCGACGCGCTGCTCGGCCCGTTCCGCTCGCCGCTCCGGCGAGTTCTCGGACATGAACGCATCGCGCACCGACTCAAAAAAGTCGTCATCGGTTAGCAGGCGTTCGATCTGCGCCTCACGCTCTGCCAAGACCTGCTGGTACTGCCCAACGTGCTGCTCCACTTCCTCCTGCAACTTCTGTTCGCGCTCCTGATTGTACACGCCCCACTGCGCCAGCTTGACCACTTGATCCAAGCGATCCTGCCGCACCTTGCCGTTGGCCTTGTACTCCACGATCAGGGCCGGAACCTCTACTTCGCCGTGTTCGTCCTTGAGAATGAACTCGGTGGCCAGCCCTTCGGAGACGGTGGGGACGGCCACATAGCCGTCCGGCATATCCGGCGTCGGCGCTCCCGCAGCATCACCCTCGGGAGTCTCCGTATCCGCTGACGCAACGGGAGCGTCAGCCACATCGGCTTCAGCCTCGGCGTCCACAGGCGCTTCGGCAGCACGCGATTCGGCCTCGGGAGTGGCATCCTGAACGGTGAACTGGGGTACGGGGAGCGCCGCTGAGACGGCTTCGTCAATCGCGGAGCTAACGTCCATCGGAACAGTCATAACAGTCCTATTGCTGACGGGATAAGATGTCCGCTTGGCGTGCGGCAACTTCCGCTTCGGGGATGCCTGCTAATGTCTGCTGCATCAGCGGGGCAACGCCAATCGGCGGATTGTTCGCGGCCAAGGGCAACTGGCCCGTGGGGATGGGAGGCACGCTGGCAGCGGGAGGTCCGCTTTGTACGCCGGGGCCAGCCCCCGGAGCGGGAGGCACCATGCCCCCCTGCTTCTGCATCGCCTGATTCGCCAAGGCGGTCCACCGTTCTTGGGCTTGGGCGACAATCTCTGGACTCAGATCGTCCTGTAGCAGAATCTCCCGCTCCAGTACGTCTTGGTGAATGGACTCGTTATCCTGCCAGCGCATCTCGGGCGGCATCGTGCCCATGCGGAACGCATCGGCCACGCGCTTGGCTCGTGCTTCTTGATCTTCGTCGGGCGACTGAATATCTCGCGCCACGGCGAACATCTGCCGACGCCGGTATTCCTTGAGGTCGATCACGCCGGACTGGAGCCAGTTGTCGAGCAGGTACATCCGGAACGCCATCGGCATCGGCATCATCGACGCCTGCTCCACGCGCACATCTGACTGCCCATCAAAGTCCGACGCACTGACGGCTCGCGCCAGATCGGGGCGTCCCTTGCCTACGGCGCCAAGGGCGCGAGGCACATCGTAGCCCCATGCCATCCCCGCCAGCGTAACCTTAGCCCAGTCGGTAAAGGCGTTGGCCATCGCGGCCACCACCGGACTGAACACGCGCTCTAGCTGTTCGCGGGTGGCAATGATGGCACGGCCCGACTCGCCC